GCTTGGACTGCTCCGCTTCCTGCCAGATGAGTTGGCGGGGAAAATTGTCGATAAACTACTTGGAATGATTGGACTGTAATGCTTTCACTATTCTCAACACTTGGCGGCTTGCTCATATCGGGCTTGCCCAAACTACTAGACTTCTTTCAGAACAAAGCTGACCAAAAGCATGAGTTGGCTCTTGCCCGTGTTCAAGTTGAGCTACAGCTACAGATGATGGCGCAGGGGTTTGCCGCCCAAGAGCGTATGGAAGAGATCAGAACCGACCAAATCGCTATGCAGACGGACGCAGAAATGACTGTTGCCGCCTATGACCACGATAAGAAGATCATGGAAGAAGCCAGCCGCTGGGTGGTCAACTTTGTCGGCACGGTTCGCCCAATGGTTACTTACATCTTTGTGCTGGAACTGTGTGCCATCAACGCTTGGATTGCTTACTATGTCTACAGCAACCCACGGCTCGTAATGAGCATGGAAGACTTAATTCGTGTTTCTGACATTATCTTTTCCACGGACGAGATGGCAATGCTTGGAGGCATCATTGGTTTCTGGTTTGGTTCTAGAAGCTGGAGCAAAAAATGAAATTGGGCGAAGCTGGCGCTAAGTTGATGCACCAGTGGGAGGGGTACAGGACTAAACCGTATCTCTGCCCAGCCCACATTTGGACAATTGGCTACGGACATGTGCTGTACCAAGATCAAATCCGTCTACCTGTCGTCAGGGTAGAGGGAAAAGAAACCCCAATGATTCGCAAAGAGATGCCCTTAAAGCAGGAGGACAACCGTGTCTGGACTAAAGATGAGATCGAGAAACTATTCGAGGATGATGTCGTCCCTACTGAACGCGGTGTTCTTAGACTTGCTCCCGCTTTATCTGGTCGTCAAGGGGCTTTCGATGCGTGCGTCAGCTTTGCCTTCAACGCTGGAGTGGGGGCTTTTCAGCGCTCTTCTATTCGGATGAAGATCAATAGGGGTGACTGGGAGGGCGCGGCTGATGCTTTACTGCTGTACTGCATGGCTGGTGGTAAAGTTCTTCTAGGGTTAAAAAAACGCAGAGATGCGGAAAAAGCACTGTTTCTTTCTTGATTCTTGCTCCGCAAAGGGTTCAGGAGTATAATTTTTTCTAGGCGCATGCTGTATCAGCGGCTAATACTATTGGAGTATTTATGAGCTATACCATGACCTACGACAGTCTGCTCGTAGATGTGCGCCGTTATCTTGAGCGTGGATTCACCCAAGAAAGCGACCAGATCGTCTACGACCAACTGCCTCGGTTGATCACATTGGGCGAACGCAGAATTGCGCGAGAGCTTAAAATTATGGGGTTCATCCGAGCGGTGAGTACCCCTCTATCCGTTGGCGTGGCTGTCTATTTAAAGCCTGATAGGTGGCGAGACACCATCAGCATGACGGTTGCTGGATCGCCTATTTTTGCTCGAGCATATGAGTATTGCCGCAGTTACTGGCCTAACGAAGCCCAGACCGCCGCACCTCAGTTTTATGCTGACTATGATTATCAAAACTGGCTGATAACGCCAACACCTTCGACGGTACAGACTCTTGAGGTTCTGTATTACGAACAACCAGCCCTTCTGGGTGATGACCTACAAACCAACTGGCTTACTGAATACGCACCTGATGTGTTGCTGTATGCAACCTTGCTTGAGGCGACTCCGTTCTTAAAAAAGGACGAGCGCATTCAAACTTGGCAAGCCATGTATGACCGTGCGGCGCAAGCGCTCAATGGCGAAGACTTGAAGCGCATCATGGATCGCACAGCAACTAGGAGTGAAGCGTAATGCCTATCTATACAGATGTCTTTGGTGGTGCAAACATCTACCCAAGCGAAATAAGCTACAGCGCCATAACGCTGACGACTACGGATGTGACGCTAAGTTGGCCCGAGGAAACCTCGACTAACACTAACCTAGCGACCCGCATCATCGATGTGACAGCCACTAATGCTGGCAGGTCAATCTTCTTGCCTGATGCTCAAAAGAGTGGCGTTGGCAACACTATTCTTTTTAACAACCAAGGCGCTCAAACTTTTATAGTTAAGAACGCTGGGGGTACGCAAGTTGCGTCGATTGCCGCTGGGACGGTCTATCAGATTTATTTGACTAGCAACACCACAACAAATGGTTTGTGGGAGTCATTGCAGTTTGGCGCTACGGTATCCGAGGCTAACGCTTCTGCACTGGCTGGCACTGGCATTGTGGCTGTGGGCACATTGTTGTCTCAATCTGTACCTATTACGCAGTTCAACACAAACTACACCGCAGGCGACTCAGACCGCGCCAAAATGTATTTGTGGACTGGTTCAGGGTCAGGAACTTTGACACTGCCTAGTGCGGCTACAGTGGGCAATAACTGGTTCATGTACTTGCGCAACTCAGGTGGTGGTCAAGTTACCCTTACACCCTCTGGTGTCAACACAATTGATGGTTTAGCAACAAAAGCCTACCAGCCTACTGAGTCGTCTGTGATCATCAGCGATGGCACAAACTTCTACACATTAGGGTTTGGTCAGGCTTCTGTTTTTGTGTTTGACTACACAACAATTGCAATTGCTGGCACTGGAACTTACACACTGACTGGCTCAGAACTCAACCGTATTGTGTACAAGTTCACAGGGTTGCTGACTGGAAACCGCACTGTGGTTGTGCCTGCAACTGTCCAACAGTATTGGATTGACAATGCCACGACTGGTGCTTTCACGCTGACTGTCAAAACTTCCGCTGGAACGGGAATCGCTGTTGCCCAAGGTTCACGAGGCATTTATTACTGTGATGGCAGTGATGTGGTTGATGCTGATACAACAACAGCAAGTTTTCCAATCACAATTGCGCAAGGTGGAACAGGAGCTACTACAGCAGGTGGTGCACTGATTAACCTTGGTGGTACTGCTGTTGGTATTCCTATTTTTGAAGCGGCTAACCAACAAGCGGCATGGACTGCTTTGGGTGTTGCCCCTGCGGGCGTTGTTAATGGTGGGACTTACTGATGCCAGAATCCACGATAGTCCTGAAGTCTCTTGCTGGTATCAAGCGAGATGGTACTAGGTACGATGGTGACTTTTACATTGACGGACAGTGGGTCAGGTTTCAGCGTGGCTTGCCTAGAAAGATTCTAGGGTATCGATCAATCAATAAATACCTGACAGAGATTTCTCGCGGGTTTAACAGCTTTACTCAGCAAAGTTTGCAGTATTGTCATTCAGCAGGCGCAACTAAAGTTGAGCGTTTTACGATTGATGCAACTACAAATAGTTCAGTTATCAGTAACCGAACCCCTGTAGCTGTTAGCGCAACTGGAACAGTTACTTTGACTGGTGGTGGCGCTGGATCAGTTAACAGCGTCACAGTCAATGGCGTGACGATCACATCAGGCTCAGTTTCTTTTACGACTGACTTAGCTACAACGGCTACGGCTGTTGCGGCAAACATTACAGCTTTTACTTCTTCGCCAAATTACAGTGCTGTTGCAGTTGGTGCAGTGATTACCATTACAGCCTCAACTGCTGGGCAAGCTACTAACGGGTTTGTGGTGGTGGCTAACACGACAACGATCACAACCACAGTGACTAACATGACTGGTGGCGCAAATGCTTTGGTTAGTTCTCCCTACAACCAATGGATGTTCCAGACATCGTATGACGCATCAACCACATACAACTCCATCATTGCGCATGTAGCGCCTAATTTGCAGTGCGTATGTAACGACACTGGTGGTCAGATTTTCTATGGTGATGTGCTTGGAACCGCCCCCTTAGTTGAGATTCCATTACCCGCTGGTGCTAACACCACTGGTGGAATTGTGATGCTGTTTCCCTACCTGTTTTACTACGGTACTGCTGGTATTGTGGGCTGGTCTGTTGGTGGTGACTTTACTGATCTAAGTGGCTCAGGCTCAGGCATAGCTCGTGTATGGGGTCAAAAGATTGTCAAGGGCATGCCACTGCGTGCAGGCTCTGGATCAGCGCCAGCAGGACTGTTCTGGGCTTATGACGCTGTGATCCGTGCGACCTTTACAGGTGGTGCAACCGTATTCCAGTTTGATACCATTGCCACGGATACTTCTATCATGTCGCCTGACTGCGTGGTGGACTACGATGGCGTGTTCTTCTGGTGTGGTGTTGACCGATTCTTGATGTTCAATGGTGTGGTGCGTGAAGTGCCTAATGCTATGAACTTGAACTACTTCTTTGACAATGTAAACCCAGACCATCGCGCTAAAGTGTTTGCATTTAAAGTGCCTCATTTTGGTGAAATTTGGTGGTGTTATCCAAGAGGTGACGCAACCGAATGTACACACGCCATTATTTACAATGTGCGTGAGAACTCTTGGTATGACACAGAACTGCCTGCGTCTGGACGCGCTTCTGGTGGCTACAACAATGGTTTTGCCGCACCTTTGCTGACAGATTGTGTTCCAACAACCAGTGGTTATCGTGTGTGGATTCACGAGCAAGGTGTTGACGCAATTGAAGGTCAATCAACATTGCCAATTCAATCTTACTTTGAGACAGCAGACTTATCCTCATTGCCACAGGGCAAGAACGAATATCTGCGGATCACAGAGATTGAGCCTGACTTTATCCAGAGTGGCCCCATGACCGTGCAAGTCACAGGACGCGCTAACGCTAGAGCACCTGAAGTCTATAGCAGTGTGTTCTCGTTCCCTGAGACAGCGTCCGAGCCATACCAACAGATTGTGATGCTTAAAGAACAGCGCCGCGAGTTGCGTGTGCGCTTTGAGTCTAATGCTGTAGGTGGCAACTATCAGATGGGTCAGATCATTGGACACATTGATTCTGGCGACAGGACGGTGCTTGGATGACCACCATCACACGCCCATCTTATATGTCGCTCCATGACTGGGCTGACCAGATTGCGCTCGATCTGGACAGCTATGGGGCGCTTAGTCGCCTTGATGGGGATGACTGGCAGAACTGGGCTATGCAGTTTTTAAACAATACATCGCTAGGCAGAAACTTTCCTTTGCCTTACGATTTTGATGATTGGCGTGACTGGGCTGAGCGGTTTGCTCAATCGCTGTCTTAATTGGAGTGACAAATGGATAAGCAACAGATTCTTGAAATTGCAAAGAACGACCCACGGTTTTCTAAAGCGATCCTGACCCTTGAGAACCAGATTGGCGACATGCCCATCACAACAGAGGGCTTGGACGAATTAGTCAAGTTGCTTGAGTTTGCTCTGAACAACCCTGACAAGTACCCTGAGATCGTTGCGTCCGCAGTGCAGGACGACATGGTTGAAGAGGGCGATCTGCCTGAGCAGTTTGACCCTGTAATTATTATCTCCTTGCTGGTGCTTTTGTATGGCATGCAGGAGCGCACAAAGCAAAAGGGCTACGCTAGAGGTGGTCTGGCGGCAATGGGTCGTCATGGCGACACGATGCTGGCGCACATCAACCCACGCGAAGCGGAAATGCTCGAGCGGATGGGTGGCTCAGGTACGATTAACCCACGCACTGGGTTGCCTGAGTACAAGTTTAGTCTCAAGAAATTTTTGGCTGTGGCGTTGCCGATTGCGTTGGACTTTATCGTCCCCGGGGCTGGTACGGCAATCGGCTCCGCAATGGGCTTCACAGGCACTGCGGCTACCATGGTCGGCGGCGCAGTCATCGGTGGTGGTACTGCCGCCCTAACTGGTGGCGACCCCATTAAAGGCGCTCTGTTGGGTGGTTTAGGTGGTGGCTTGGGAGAGTATGCAGGCTCTGCCGCAAACAATGCCATGGGTTTAAATCTAGGCACAACTGGTCAAACCCTACTTGGTAACTCTTTAGTTGGTGGTGTGTCTGGCATGGCATCAGGCCAAGGCTTTTTAAAGGGTGCGGCAACTGGTGCTTTAGGTACTTATGCTGGACAAGCACTTGGTGATTTGACTGGCAACGCTTCAGTTGGCGCTGGTGGTAAACAATTTGGCAACATGATTGCCGCTGGTTATGACCCTAAATCAGCCATTATTGGTGGTGGTTTGACTGGTCTTGCTACAAGCATGTCTCGCCCTGCTCAACAAACAAGCAACATTGGCATGAAGCCATCAGACGCTGTGCTCGAGGGCTTAAAAATGCCTAAAGGTGGTGACTACTCTTACAGTGGTGTGCCAGAAGCAGGGTTTGGAACAAAAAACTTTATGACTGGCGAGATGGGGTATAAAGGCCCAGCCGACTTTGATATTGACTACTCCCTGACAAACCCAGCCGCTCCTGTTGCCACACGGGGCTTTGGTAGTCAAGAAGGTGGTGCTGGTCTTACTGCGCCCGCCCAGTCTCCACTTGGTCAGCTTAAAACAGGCGCACAAGCAGGAACCTCTAGCCCATTCACAATGAAAAACGCTTTAATTGGCGCTACTTTGTTGGGTGGTATGAGCAGTGCTCCTCCTGATGTCAAGCAGGCAGTCAACGCTATGTCTCCTGAAAAGAAAGAATACTTTAACCGCCCATCTATTCAGTGGGACTGGAATCGCATGCAACAAGACGCTAACAATGCTGGCTTAGGTTTAAGCCAATATATGGCGCAGGCATGGCCTCAAATCACTGGTGGCGCATATAATATGACCGTCCAGCGTCCTGCGGGTTTAGCACGAGGAGGAGCGCTTTCACAGATTGCTTATATGGCTCGTGGATCAGGCTCAGGTCGAGATGACACCATTGATGCCAAACTCTCTGATGGTGAATATGTGATGGATGCTGAAACAGTTGCACTTCTAGGGGATGGTTCCACAAAGGCTGGAGCCGAGCGCCTTGACGCTATGCGTAGCCAATTGCGCAAACAAAAAGGTCGTCAGCTTGCCAAAGGCAAATTCAGCCCTAACGCTAAATCACCTCTTGCATACCTAAAGGGAGCCATGTAATGGGAAGTCTTTTTCAAGGTTCGCCACAAACGGCGACTTCATACACCACCTCTTCCACTGAGACACCAAAGTGGATGCAGGATGCAATCTACAACCAAATTCAGGTTGCTACTAATGTAGCTAACACACCCTACCAGCCTTACAGTTTGCCAACTGTGGCTGAGTTATCGCCTCTTCAGCAACAAGCATACAAGCAGGTTCAAGACCAGCAGGGTGCTTATAAAGCTGATATGAACTATGCTTCTTCAGGCATGAAAGACTTTTCCACAAAGGGAACTGCTGATGCTTTGAGGACTGCACAAAACCAGTATTTGCGTCAAGGGTTGGTTGACCAGAACTTAAACGCAGGTCAAGGCTACTTTAATCAAGCAGGCAAAATGGATGCAATCGGCGCGGCAAGCCCATTGTTAAATCGTGCCGCATCGATGGATATTGTTGGCGCGGCTCAGCCATACTTGTCTCAAGCTGGTCAACAAAACATCATGGGTGCGGCTAGTCCGTACATGCAACAATCGAGTCAAACAACTGCACAAGCATTGTCAGACAGGGCTTTAAGCGCCGCTAACCCTTACCTGACTGCCGCCGCTCAAAGCGCCGCTTCAGGTATTGGTCAATACACTAGCCCTTATCAGCAAAGCGTCATGGATGTGATTGCTAAACAAGGTGCTCGTAACTTGAGCGAAAACCTGTTACCTGCTGTGTCTGATCAGTTTATTAAAGCAGGTCAGTTTGGTGGTACTCGCATGGGTGAGTTTGGCTCACGCGCATTGCGTGACACACAAGAGGCTATTCTTAACCAACAAGCTCAAGCGGCTCAACAAGGTTACGGTCAGGCTTTGTCAGCATCTCAGGCAGACCTTGCGCGTCAAGCTCAATTGGCAGGCACTGTGGGCAGTATTTCTGGCGCAGACTTGTCTCGTGTTTTACAGGGTGCTGGTCAGTATCAAAACCTTGCACAGACTGCTGGCTCATTGACTGGTCAACAGCAACAGAACCTGACAAACCTTGGTCAGACCTCTGGTCAGATGACTGCTCAGCAGATGCAGAACTTGGCAAACATTGGTCAGACAACTGGTCAATTGACAAGCCAACAAATGCAAAACTTGGCTAATTTGGGTCAGGCTCAAACAACTGCTGGACAGGCTCAGCAACAGTTTGGATTGTCTGCGGCACAAGCGGCGCAAGCGGCTCAGGCTCAAGACTATCAGCGCCAGATGTCTGCGTTGCAGAATGTGGCTGGCATGGCTCAACAAGCTCAAGGCATGGGTTACGCAGATACAGCGGCTTTGGAAGCGGCTGGTGCGGCTCAGCAAGGTCAGATGCAACGACAGTTGACTGCGGCAGAACAGCAGTACATCAATCAGCAAAACTACCCTAAACAACAGCTTGACTTTTTGAGCACGCAGATTCGTGGCATGGCTCCGATCACGCCACAGGTGACCACTAATCAAGGTACTACAACAGGCGCATCATATTCGCCATCAGCGTTGCAACAACTAGCAACAGGTTTGTACACATACAAAGGCTTAAACGCCCTTGGTGGTTAATTAAGGAAGCATCATGGGATTTGAACTTGATCGATTGATGAGGCAGTTTGGGGTGGCGACTCCGAGTTTGAATTATTCGGGGACGGGTGTGCCGATTAACCCCGGTGTTCGTCCCGTAGCCACTGAAGCCTTAAAAGGCGACGACCTTGCCGCCTCACAAGCCAGATACGACAACTTGCTGTCTAAGTACAA